TCAGGAACTTCTTGTTATGGAGTAACTGTTATTATCGAAGGGAAGAATTAATTGTCGTTGAAGGGAAATTATAATTGACGTCAAACAATCAAGAAGCTGGATTTTATCGAAGATTGAGTTGTTGATGAAATATGCTTTATTGGGCTGTGTTTCAAAATAAAATACATCAATTTCTGTGAAAGGCCCAACAATAGTCCTGTTCTGGTCTACAAGAGTTATAAAATTATTGCCTGGCTCAGCTAAAATCCAATAATATTTCCCCTTATTCATTTTTCCTATGATCTTCCCATTCATGTTAATTGGCCACTCTGCCCCACATCCCATTACTGTCCAAGGAGATACAACGTAAATGGAAGCTTTCCCTTCAGGCACTATGAATTCTTTCGCTTCAGAATCAAAAGACTGTGGGGCCAGTGAAACACATCCACCAAGAATAAGAGCGAAAACGAACGTCACTGCCATTAGATATCTCATTCTGTATCCTTTCATATTATACATTTCCTACTTTGGTTTAATATCCTATTTTCTACTAACGATTAATTTGGAGAACTCTCCGGCATCAATACGGGCAAGTTCTCTAGTAAATTATCCATAGCACCGTTCATGGTTTTTATTGGTATACCAGCACAATCATACCCAAAGAGGGTTATATCTAATGCCCCGATATCGAACTATTATACTCAATATACAGGAGAAATTACAAGCGTGGTTTTTACGGAGTATGAATAAAACCCCACCCCAAATCCACCCCAAGTCCATTTGTCTTTTACGCTGGAAAACCGCTGGGGCGAATTTTTCCTGATATTTTCTCTCTTGACAAATGCCTTAAAATAGTGTATATGCTTTGTCTCTAAAGACTTATGTTCTTTAGGGCGGTTAGCTCAGTTGGCTAGAGCACCAGCTCGACACGCTGGGGGTCACAGGTTCAAGTCCTGTACCGCCCATTCAATTTAAGCCCTTAAGTAACAAGGGCTTAAATTGAATGGGTTTCGACATAGCTTTTGTGGTGTTTGACAAATTGTTTGACAATTTATCAGGAGAGAAGCTATGTTAAAAAAACTTACAATTGGAACAATCTTTTTAAGCCGTGGTCGATATTACTGGCGGGGCATTCTGCCGGGGGAACAAAAAAGAATATCAATTCCACTCAAACCCAAAGGATCACGATACGCCACAAATGATTTGGCCGTTGCCCGTGAAGTGGTTGCCGGCATGATACAGCAGCACATCTTCAAAACATCTCAACAAGTTCCAGCCAGAATTAAAACCATAGCCGACCTGTCGAAAGCCTACCTGAAATACGTCAAGGGGTATTACCAAAGCCGTGAGCCAGATAACATCAAGTATGCGATCAACAGCCTGGTTGATTATTTTGCAGCCATGCCGGCCGAGGATTTTGGACCGCTAAAATTGAAGGAGTTGCAGAAGACCATGATTGCCAAGGAATTGACTCGAGGTGGAATCAATAAGCGAATCGACATGGTCAAGCGGATGTTTAAATGGGCAGCCAGTGAACAGCTTGTATCAGTGACAGTGCATCAGGCATTGAGCACGGTTGAAGGGCTTCGCAAGGGGCACACAAAGGCCCCAGAATCAAAGAAGGTTCGGCCGGTGAAGATAGAGGCGGTCGATGCGACTTTGCCATTCCTGGGCCAGACTGTAGCCGATATGGTACGAATCCAGATGCTTACGGGTATGAGGTCAACCGAGGTCTGCATTATGCAGCCACGACTCATCGACCGCGAAGGCGATATCTGGATATACCGGCCGGATAAATACAAGAGCCAGAACCACGAAGATTGCGAGCGGGTAATTCCCATAGGCCCGAAAGCTCAAAAGATTATCGCTAAGTATTTATTCCGGGACCAGGCAGAGTACTGTTTTAAGCCTTCAGAATCCGAAGCAGGTCGCGGCTGGACACGCGAAGGGCTGAACCCCCGGTATGACAGGTACTCTTATCGCCGGGCGATCAGGCGGGCAACCAGCCGTGCTAATCGTGAGATTAAGAGCCAGTGTCGGGCTGAGTGTCCAGGCGACAGGAGAGCCGCGGCCGAACTTTATCTCAAAAGACGGATTCTGAAATGGCATCCGCACCAAATCCGGCACACGTTCGGAACTATGGTTCGTAGAGAGCAGGGCATTGAGGCGGCCAAAGCAGCTCTTGGACATAAGAAAATTCAGACGACAGAGATATATGCAGAACGTGACTTGAAGCTTGCAGTTGATGCCGCGTTAAAGTTTGGTTGAATCTCTGATTGTTCGGTATATGTTTGAAAACTTTGTGTTCACATGTGATGTTCACATGTTCACAGTGAACGTTCACACTTGTTCACCGAAGTTCACACAGACAAAGGCAAAGGAATAGTATAATATTATAATATTACATGGAGTTATCATGTAATAAAAAAAACAACACATAAAAGAATCTTGTCGATTGTTCACTTTTATTTTTTTGGTAAACGACACGGCAAGTCTGAAATGGAGTGTGGTTGGCCTGTGAGGTGAAGAGTAAAGAATCAAAATCCTTCACAGGCAAAAAAACCATGAAAGCCGAAAAGTGGTTTATGGCATACGTTCAGGTTGTTCGAGAATCAACCTGTAGTGTCCGCCTGTTGAAAAGAGACCACTTTTTTGTAGAACGGTAGGGTCGGGGGCGGGGATCGCCAATCCTGGGGCATCGTAGAGCGTTTTAGCCAAACAGCATTTTGCGGGTTTTGCCGCCACAGGATGCACACCGCCAGCCGCCAAATTTAATTGAGCAGAGAATCCAGATGATTATCCAGGGAAAAAACAAGATTGAAATTATCAGGTGCAGAATGTGGTTTGTTCCTTTTCGGCGAATCAAGGTTTGCTTGCAGCATCGTTTACAATATCCGGTTGACTCTTCTGTGAACCCCATGAAGCTCCTCTCTTAAAAAAAAGCATTGTCCTGAAAAATTATTCTTGACTGTTTGTTTTTTGTTCGCTAAACTCTGGCCCAACGCCCGGCTGAAACAAACGAACCGGGGCCGGGGAAACCGGCCGGGCTATAATTCCTTGATTTCGCTGAGGTTACAATGACAAGGACGAATCAAATCAAGGCCGAAACGCAGTATTCGACCACTATGACGGGCAACATTAACTTTCAACAAGCCATAAAGGAGCACAAGGCTGAGCAAATTAAGCAGTATGTCTTGCAGCTTGATTCCGATCTGCTTGATTCTTTACTGTCTCAGCTACACGAGTTGCAGCTTTAGAACCTTTCAGTCTGGCCTTTATCAAATCGAGCACGGCGGCTTCGTCCAGTGGGTCTATTTGCCCAAGGATGACTGATTGCAGGGTCTTATCTTGCCCACAAAACCAGTCGACCAGCCGGGTAGTCATTTCGATTTTTGCCACACCAAGCCGTTTTTGCACGGCATCGAGCTTTTCGCTGCCCTCGATAGAAATTTTTACGCTTGTTGTAGATTTATTTTCTTTTTTGTCACTCATGTAAATCATTTTAAATCAACAACTTATAGTGTCAAAACGTAAAATATAATAAAAAATAGTAAAATAAAGTAAATTTATCCTTGCATACTTGTCGATGGATAGGTAGAGTAAAGTAAAATTTAGTAGAGGAAAATAAAATGCCAGAACCAGAACAGAAGTACTTCAGCACAGCCGTCACGGACGAAGAGGCCGAGATGATAGAACAGTACGCCATGCTTACTGGGTTGCCAAAGGCTACGGCGGTCAAGATGCACCTGCGTCAAACATTACCAGATTTAATTCAGACCCTCCGTGACAAGAAAAATCCCTCTTCCGTGGAAACGGCCAATGTACCAAATTCGGCCAAGCAAAGTCAAGGGAAATCAAATGCCTGAGCAGTTGTTGCCAAAGAAAGAGGCGGCCAAAAGGTTCGGCCTGCGGCCCCGGACCTTTGACCTTCACAGGCCCAGACTGATAGCTAACGGCCTGCAACAGGTTAAGGTCGGCAAACACATGATGTTTCGAGAGGGCAGCATTGATGTAGTCATTCGTGAAGCTGCCGAACAAGGAATAGCTCTTTAAAAATTTAAAAATCTTCCTGCCGTGGTTGTGACAACTTTCTTTCGGCAGGCGTGAGGCTGGCAAGTGCAAGTACAGGTTATCGCCGGACGAATCCGGCAGCCAGCCTTAAAGCGGGGTGAGTCTAATTGGTAGGCTGGAAGCCTCATAAACTTCTGTGTGCTGGTTCGAGTCCAGCCCCCGCCATAAAAACCCTAATGGACGAAGAGTACGGTGGGTGTATCCCGTGCGACCCGATACCCAGCCGGAGTGAATCGCTGGGTTTTCCAAAGGACTTTGCCGGTTTGGTCCGCAAACCGGATGGAATAGCGAGGCCGGTGCCATAGAAAAGCTATTCAGTGGCACTGGCTTTTATCTCTCGGATTAGCTCAGCTTGGCAGAGCGGTTGGTTTGGGACCAACAGGCCATAGGTTCAAATCCTGTATCCGAGATTGCTATGTCGAGACCTTGCCGGTGGCTCAGGTTAAACCGGCAAAACTTTAAGTGGAGAATGATATGAAATTCAAACGTGAACTATCAGCCATACTGATCGCCTTGCTTGCCATAGTCAGTTGGCAGTGGGCTATGAGGATTACCAATGGGAACCACGACTGAAATCCATCAACAGGCCAATGAGTTACTGATGCTATCCAGAGCGGCTGATACTCTGCGGTGGATGATAAGGCAATTTGTCTGGGAGCAATTCCAGAATGGCCAGCCGGATTACAGCCCAGAACTGAAAGAAGCATTTCGCGTATTCGACGGGCTCAATCGTCTCACAGGCAAAACAGTTAAGTACTGTTCGTTCTGCAGCTACCCGCTCGAACTCATTCACAAGTCATGTCCAGTATGCAATGAAAATTTAACCGAACATTATTCATAACCAGAACCGAAAGGAGAATCAAAGATGTCATTCCAGAAAGCAACAAAGGAGAAATCGAAATTGAGGCTTGCATTATTTGGCCCGTCTGGCAGCGGCAAGACATTTACTGCCTTGCGGGTTGCAACAGGCATGGGCGGAAAAATCGCCGTGATTGATACCGAGTTTGGTTCGGCCAGCAAATATGCCGACCGATTCAACTTCGATACAGTTACCCTCAGAATCCCCAACGTAGATAATTACATGACGCTTATCCGTGAGGCCGGCAATGCGGGGTATGGCGTGCTTATCATCGACAGCATGAGTCATGGATGGCAGGAACTGCTTGAGCAGATCGACCAGATAGCCAAGACGAAGTATAAGGGCAATACGTGGTCGGCATGGAACGAAGGAACTCCGCTACAAAAAGATTTTGTTCGAACAATTCTTGCCTGCCCATGTCATATTATCGCAACCATGCGTTCCAAAACCGAATGGTCTGTACAGACCGGCGACAACGGAAAATCAAGGCCGGTTCGCGTTGGGCTTGCTCCGGAACAGGGCAAGGGTATCGAATACGAATTTGATATGCTCATGGAGTTGTCAACCGATCACACGGCTGAGGTTATCAAGGACCGTACCGGCAAATATCAGGATAAGATTATCCAGAAGCCCGGTGAAGAGTTCGGCAAGGAACTGGCGGCATGGCTGAATGATGGAGCAAGTACAGCTCAGGCCATGAATCCAGCCGAGCAGCCCGCCCAGGCCCAGCCGCAAAGCATCGTTGACCAGGCCGTGAATCAATCCACGGCATCGGCCCAGCAGCCAGCCCAGCAAACCCCACCGGCCCAACCTCAGAATCAGGCCGCGGCCCCTGTACGTCAAGCAACACCGGCAAACCAGCCGAAAATCACACTCGAACAGCAGTCTACAATCGATGCCATTGCAGATTACTTTCGTGTCAAAGCGGCGTCGGAAACACCGGGCTTCATTGTCAGTTCTGAACGGCTGAAACAGGTTATCATTACACGGTACGGAAAGTACCCGTCCACACCAACCGGGGCCAGTAAGGTCAAGGCTGAAATCAAGCTGAGCGACATTATTATACCAGCGAACCAGGCGGCCTAACCGATGCCAACCCCGAAATTCCAAGCCCACATAGAGAACGGCCTGCCGGTCATTGATGATGCCCGACTGACGGAGTATTGCCGCAAATGGCCAGACGGCACACAGGTTGACGTTGTGGTCAAGAAGCGTACCAAGGCCATATCGGACAGGCAGATTCGTTATCTCTATGGGGTCATATACTCGATGATCGCCGAGCACACAGGTCACACCGTGGACGAAATCGACCAGATGATGAAGTACAAGTTTCTGCGGTGCATCGATGACAGGGGGCTTGAGTACGTACCGAGTAAGACGGAACTGTCAACAATCGAAGATGAAGTGTTTGCCGCGAAAATACGCAACTGGGCTTTGATTGCCTTAGACCTGCGGATTCCGCTGCCGAACGAAATTGAATTACCAGAACATGCCTTAGTGGCATAGGAGAACCAGAATGGCAAAGAAGAGAGTTGAATCGAAAGAAGTGACCAAGCAGAAAAATGACAATTTAGCCGAAGATGCGAGACTTGCAGCCCAGGCAGTTTTGGAAAACAGCAAAACGCCTATTTCAGAAAGCAAGCCGACCGAGGAAGAAAAGCTGAAAACACGAGAACATCGTGAACTCAGCCTTTATGACTACCAGGCTCAGATTCTCGAAATCGAATCGGCCATACAAGCAGCCGAAGGCGAATTGACCGACGAACAGGCGGACCAACTGTTTGCCCTGCACGCCGGGTCTATTGTCAAGATGAAAAGCTATGTTTGGATGATACGGCAGATTGGCGGAGTCTGTGAAAACATCGATGGAGAAATCAAACGGCTGAACGAAATCAAGAAATACCGCCAGAACATCCAGAACAAACTGGAATCGGCCCTTGTCAGGCACATCCTTGCGACACAGCCAGAGAAACGGAAGATTGACCTTGACACCTACATCGTATCGGCAAAGAAGAACCCGCCGAGCGTCGAGGTTGACGAAGGATTCAGTGACCCGTTCCTTTGCGACATCAAGTCCATCAAAAACCCATCGGCCGAAACCATCGACGCAGCCAAGGCCAATGGTGATGAACTGGTTATCCAGCCGAACAAACCGGCAATAAAAGAAGCACTGCTGGCCAAACAGGACGTACTTGGGGCCAGACTCATCGACAACGTCTATCGACTCAATATCAAGTAATTGAACCGAAACCAATCATAAGCAAAGGAGTATCAGTATGGCATCAGTGAATCGAGTAATTCTGTTAGGTAACTTAACCCGCGACCCGGAATTGACATACTTGCCAAGCCAAACGGCGGTGTGTAATTTTGGCATGGCCATGAACCGCAAATGGAAGGGCCAGGACGGCCAGGAAAAAGAAGAGGTCTGCTTTGTGGACGTAGTTGCATTTTCAAAATCAGCCGAGACGATATCGAAGTATGTCAAGAAGGGCCAGCTCTTCTATGTCGAAGGTCGTTTGAAACTCGACTCGTGGGAAGCTCAGGACGGAAGCAAGAGAAACAAGCTGAAGGTTATCGCCGAATTGTTCCAGTTTATCCCCACCGGCCAAACAAGACCCACGCCGCAAGGAGAAGGCCAAGAACCGGAATATGACGGCCAGCCAACAAACCCGGTTTCAGACGAAATCCCATTTTAAAAACAATAAAAACTTTAATATAGGAAAGGATTGAACCATGACTTTGAAGGAATTTTTAGAAGCAGTGGGCGGCGAAGAAAGCAACATCATTGAATACGCCACGGAGTCGGAATCTATGGAAGCGGTCAAGCAAAACGGCTATGCCCTGAAGTACGTGAAGGAGCAGACCGAGGCCGTGTGTCTGGAAGCGGTCAAGCAAAACGGCGATGCCCTGCAGTACGTGAAGAAGCAGACCGAGGCCGTGTGTCTGGAAGCGGTCAAGCAAGACGGCTATGCCCTGCAGTACGTGAAGAAGTTGGTATTTGTCAGAGTCGAGCAGGTAACACAACAGGAAATAGCGTAGATGTTTTTAGCCTGAGCCATGCAATGTGGCTCAGGCTTTCTTTCGGGTATAGGGATGTGGGTTTCGATTAAGGGAATATGACTGCTACACTGTTTGACATTGAAATAAAGCCAAGACTCGAAATGGAGTTCGACAAATTCCATAATGAAAATCCGCGAGTCTATCAACTCTTCGAGCGGTTCACGCTTGAGGCGATCAGCCGAGGCCATGGCCATTACTCCGCAGATGCGATCATGCATCGGGTACGGTGGGAAACATCGATCAGTACGACAGATCCAGAATTCAAAATCAATAACAACCACGTTGCATTTTATGCTCGCATGTTCATGGATAATAATCCGGAACGTGTGGGCTTTTTTGAAACACGCCAAAGAAAGAATAGCCTATGAGTGGTTACACGAAGTTATATAGCAGTATCATACATTCGACGATCTGGCGTGAAGATGACAAGACGCGGATAGTCTGGATAACCATGCTGGCAATGGCCGATGAAGCGGGCAATGTTATGGCTTCGCTGCCAGGGCTGGCGGATGCGGCCAGGGTGACAATCCCGGAGTGTGAAAAGGCACTTGAAAAATTATCAAGCCCGGACGCACATTCCAGGAGCAAAGAAAAAGAAGGCCGAAGGATTGAGGATATAGACGGCGGGTGGAATATTATAAATCGGAATAAATACCGCGACAAGGCGTCAAACAGGAGCGAATATTTCAGGGAGTATAGGAGAAAAGAAAGGGCCGCAAAGGGCTTATTCCCACAGGATGGGCAAGAGGAAACAACCGAGACCGCACAAAGCAAACAACCGCGATTGATAGAGCCTACTGAGTTTGCCGCCTACTGGAACCAGCATAGCAGCTTGCCTGGGATTCAGAATATGAACCCATCACGTGTGCGGCAATTAAAGACCAGGGCCAAAGAAGCCACATTTGCTGAGAACTGGAAAGCCATCATCAGGAAGCTATCAGAGTCGACATTTCACACCGGCAACAATGACCGTGAATGGAAAGCCACGGTTGATTGGATACTCAAGAACGATACCAATTACATGAAAATCCTTGAAATGCCGGACAGGAAAAGTCAAATAGCAAAAGCTCTCGGCAAAAAAGAAACAACTCTGGAAGATGCAATAAAACTCGAGAAGGAGCTTGGACTGTGACGGATGTTAAAGAGGCTATTCGATTCGACCGCCAGGCTCTGCTGAATGAACTGATTGTTCATGGGGCGGTTGTTAAAGGTCTGGCAATCAAATGCCCGTTTCACGAGGACAAGAACCCATCGGCCGGCGTGTTTTGTGGTGAAGATAAGGTATGGCGTTACAAGTGTCACGGTTGCGGATTCACCGGCGATATCTATGATGTTCGGGCAAAAGCGACTGGCAAGAATGTTGCCGATGTTTTGAAGGCAGCCAGTGACCCAGGCCGGCCGGCACCGCACGTCTATCGGAACTTTGAAGAGATATTCCAGACGTTGCCTGGGCAGGTTGAGCATATCTATTACTACACCCATCCGCAGAGCAATAAAGTTGAACTGGCTGTTATACGCTATATCGGTCAGGACGAAAAGAAGAAGTTTGCTCAAGTTATGCCATCTTCCGGGGGGTGGATTAAACAGGCACCGCCGGCACCGCGGCCTTTGTATCGCCGGAAAGAAATCATCCAGGCCGAAACCGTGGTAGTGGTAGAAGGTGAAAAATGTGTAAACGCATTGAATGAGTATGGCATAGCAGCAACAACATCCTCGGGCGGTTCAAGTTGTGCCGGGCATTCGAGTTGGTCAATACTGGCCGGCAAGAGAATTATCCTTTGGCCTGACAATGATGAAGTCGGGATTGCCTATATGAAGCAGGTTAAAGCGATTTTAGAGAAGCTCGAACCGCAACCGTCGATTTCATGGCTTGACCCGGCCTCTTTGATGATGGAAGAAAAAGAGGATGCCGCGGATTTCTGTTCCAGCATGGCCACGCGGAATGACGCAGCGACATGCAAAGAGATTCTTGCCGAGGCGTTGAAGCAGGCCAAAGGAATTGGTTTTTCTGCCGACGTTGCCGGCCTCATTGAAGATACCATCACCGGCAAGCGTAAAGCGATTGACTGGCCGTGGAAACGTTTCGGGGCCATGACCAATGCTTTATTGCCTGGAACTGTGACATTGATTTGCGGGGATCCCGGGAGCACGAAATCATTTTTCTTAATTGAGGCACTTGCCTACTGGCACCAGATCGGCTTGAAGGTTGCCTGTTATGAACTCGAAGAAGACCGCAAATATCACCTACTGAGAGCATTGGCACAATTGACAGGCAACTCAAAGGTTCTTGATTGCGACTGGGTGAAGGATAACCCAGAGGCAGCAAGAGAGGCAGTCCAGGCCCAGATAGACACGCTTAATGGGCTTGGTCGCTGCATCTGGGAATCGCCAACGGCAGATTGTACTTTAGTTCTATTGGCCGAATGGGTGGAGAAGATGGCAAAGGCTGGCTGCCGGGTGATAGCGATTGACCCAGTGACAGCAGCAGAGCCGGATGATAAGCCGTGGATTGCCGACAGCAAATTCATCACGCGGGTTAAAAAGGCAGTGAGTGAATCTGGGTCAAGTCTCATATTGATTACCCACCCCAAAAAGGGCCGCAAGGGAAATGTCAGCCTGGACGAATTGGCAGGCAGTGCCAAGTATGCGAGAGCGTCACAAACAATTGTGTGGATTGAATATCTGGCAGAGTATCAGGAATATTCCGTCAAAGGTGACCTTGGCCCGTTTGACGTTGAAGTGAATCGAACTGTTTTCCTTGCCAAGACCAGGAATGGCAAAGGGCAGGGGCATGAAATTGCATACCGGTTTTCAGGCGAATCGCTGAAGTTCGCTGAACAGGGAATAGTTATTAGTAAGAAGAAAAAATAGAAAGGGATTGTATGGACATGTTTGAAAAGTTTTTAAGTTTCGACAAGATGAACCGGAAGTGGACGAAGCTAATTAACGCGGTCAAGAGCGACAACGAAGACCCTGTTTTTAGCTGCATCGAAGTATCAAAGCGGTTCATTGTTGCAGGCGATGGCCGGCAGGCGATTCGCATTGAGTATGGCCCGGACATTCCGCTCAAGCCAGGCACGTATTACTTCACAAAATGCCGGGTACTTGTTCCGGTCAAAAAGGATGATGTGAAGTTCCCGAACATTGAAGCCCACTTCATTGACAGCAAATTCACCAAGACGGCGGCAATCGAGCTGATGGACCAGCCGCTTGTGGCAATGGCCTGTGCGGTTGCCGAGTTCGATTCTGTCATCAACCTGGACTTGTTCCGTGAAACGTTCGATGCCATTGCCGACCTAAGCCTGAATACGTCCGGCTCTATGGTTACAAAGAGCAGAACAGCAAGGACTTCATGATGATTGAATTCCAGGTTGATGATATCAAGGTCCGGCATGTCTTCAAGCCTCTCGACTTCACGCGGGAAAAGCTGGTTGTTGTGGACAATCAACCCTGCTTGTTTGACCTCAAGAAAGCGGTGTAAGCAGCATGGGCGAATTTGCAAAAACATTTGAGGTTCATCGAGGTGAAGGATATGCCTTCATCGTCCGGGATTACGGCGGGGCCGGTGTGAAGCTGGAACTGACAGGGCCGGATGAAGAGATTCATTCCGTCATGCTGAATGTGGACACCATGACAGATTTTTGCAAGTGGCTTAGCCACGTCACCGGCCAGACATTTCTGACATTGCCGCTTCAATCAAAGTCAGCAATCAACAGTGTTTTGAAGAACAAGAGGCTGGCCAGGGCTGACCGGGCAGTACTCCAAAAAATCGCCGAGGTAATTGAGGTTATGGTTGAAAAGAAAACGCCGACTGGAAGGGAATCCAGCATAGCATCACGGGCGTTGGGGCGGTCATTATGAGAATACCGCTGAAGATGGCACAGAGAATGGGATTCGAGCCGGATAAAAGACTGGTGATTGATTACGGCAATACACGGATCACTGAGACAGTCGGCGGCAAGTTGTGCCACTTTCGTAGCCTGCTCGAATGCAACTGGTCGTATTACCTTCAATGGTTGAAGGAGAATAACCAGATAAGGGATTGGGCATTCGAGCAGACTACCTTTATATTCAGGGATGAAACCCGTGGAGCAAAGCAATTCCTGGTCGACTTCGATGTGCTCAATACAGATGGCACGTTTGAGTATCACGAAACAAAGGGCTGGCTTCGCGGGACCGATGTAACGAAATTTCAGCGGCTGGCAAAGTATAGGCCGGAAGTCAAGATTGCTCTGGTCATGTCCGGAAAGTCAAAGAAGGACGCCAACAGGATCCGTCAGATTGAAAAGTACACGTTTCGGACGGCCATTTATTACCCGGATATCAAACGGCAGCTCAGGGGGATAATCAGATTTAAAACCAAGGAAGATGTTATGACAGGAGAAGTCGCATGAGTAACGAGAACTTTGAAGAGACAAACCCGGCAGCGGTCGAAATGGTCCACACGGCAGAACGTGAAGCAGAAATCCAACGGCGGCAATTACAGTTCCCGGAAATCGTTGCCTGTGGGAATAAGCGGATTGACGAACTGGCATACCTGATATACGAGGCCCGGCGTTCTCTTCTCATGGGCCTGCCGGTTGTATCTCAATCGTCGCTGGATATCGCAATGGACATTATCAGTGAGCTTCAAAATGAACACCGGGCAATGGAATAACATTGAGTTTCATGCCAGCCTGCCGATTTGCTCGACGTATCACGGCTGCATGATTCACGTGGAGTATATGTCTTTGGGCCAGAGGCATGAGTTGGGTTTCAGGTATCGGATTGGATTTGAAAATTTGGCAAAGGCAATATGGTATCGGCACAAGAAGCAAAGGAAATGTGACACAGTGAAACGTGGAGTCTGTCGGGGCTGTCCTGATTGTACTCCGATAAAAGGATAAAGCAGTAACGAAAGGGATTTACAATGAGAAAGTGGTTGTTGGTTATGGTTATGGCGGTGTGTATGGGAATGTTCATGGGTTGTGACATGACACCTCAGCAGCGGGTTGCTTATTATCAATCAGCAGCGGCCGCAACACAGGAGTTTATCAGCGAACTGGATAAAGCAATCTATGCCGTGCAAGTGCTGATTGCCGATGGAGAAACAATGTTAAAGGATCCGAAGGTGGATATCGGCGACAAGGCAGATATCCAGGCGAAAATCGAAAAGGGAAAAGAGCAGCTTGCGGCTCTGCTGGAAAAGAAAGAGGAAGCAAAAAAAACAGTCGACGTATTCAAACAGCAGATTGATGACGTGCTTGCCAAAGGAGAGGTAACGATTGACGACGAAGCCAAGCTGGTAGGCGGCGGGATTCAGCAGGTTGCTCCGTTTATACCAGGCAAGGCCGGGGCAGTCGTATATCTCATAGGCGGGGCCATTATGACATTCGGCGGCTTGATTGGAAAGTCATGGCAGAAGATAGCCGATGCGATCGAGATTGCCAAACTCAAGAAACAACAGAAGGCTATCATTGACTCGGTATCGGTTGGACTTGACAAACTGCCTGACGAATCAGCCAAAACGATGAAAGACGAAATGAAGATTGCACAGGCAAAATCTGGCGTCCGTGGCGTGGTCGATTCGTTACGCAACACACCTTCAATGATGGTTTAAATATCTATGACGAGTGCCATCATAATCTTTCTGTGCATTGCGATTTGTACGCCGGATGCGTTTTCTATCGGGGTTCGATACTCCACGGTACGAATTCCGAAAATCATTGCTGTTAGTGTCCAAAGAAGAAAGGAGCGTGTCCTGGGCATTGCCGACCAAACGGCAATACAACTGAATAAGTTCATAGATAAATAATGGAACAAAGATGAGAATTTCCCCAAAGATTTAACATCATCAAGAGAAACATCCTAACCCCCTGGCGGCGTAGCCAGGGGGTATTAAAAAACCAGAACAGGAGAATCAGAAAAATGACACAGGAAACAAAACAGCCGAGGTTTGAGAACCTGCCACTCAAACAGTTAATCCCTACACCGGAAAACCCACGGCAGATAAACGAGAAGACAGCGAAATTCATTGAGCTTCTCGACAGCGTGAAGCGTGAAGGCGTCCGGGTACCGGTGATGTGCCGGCCCCATCCGACCAAGACGGGATTCTATGATTTACGTGCGGGCGGCAAGCGATTCAGAGCTGCGACAATCGCAAAATGCGAAACCGTCCCGGCACTGGTCTACGAAGGCATGACCGACATTGAAGCCTTTGACTTGACCTGCGTAGAGAACATGGGCCGCGAAGACCTGTTGCCTCTCGAAGAAGTCCAGACGGTCGCAACCATGCTGGAAAAGCATGATAACGATTATAAGGTTGTCGCCGACAAACTCGGTAAGCCGGAGCGGTGGGTACATTTACGTAACAACGTAAATGAGAATCTTGCCACTGAATGGGCCAAAGAAATGGCCAATGAAAAAAGCATATTCGTCCTGTGGACTATCAGTCACCTCGAATTAATTGCCAGATTCGACAAGAATACCCAGGTCCGGCTATTGAAGGAAATGCAGCAGGACCAATGGACCTTTAAAAAAATATCGCTCAAAGATTTACAGAAAGAATGTACCGAGTTCGTAAGGTCTTTGAAAAAAGCACAGTGGAAAATTGACGAGCAACTCACGGATTCAAAGGGCGAGGCATTGCCGGTGTGCAATAAATGCAAAAAGCGTTCTGGATGCCAGCCGCAACTATGGGATAGCAAAACCGAGGGCGGCAAAGATGACCGTTGCCTTGATGTGGCGTGCTGGAACAACAAGAGCACGGCAGTATTGTCCAGAGAGGTCGAAAAACAGAAGGCGTTACATCCAGACCTTAAACTTATTATCAGCGGGGGTAGCGGGTGTGATGACGACGAAGAGGAAATTGGAAAACAGATGGGACTGCCAATCGTCCAAAGATGGAATTTGCAATCAGCCAAAAAAGACGAAAAGGGAGCGTTTCCCGTTTATACAATTGGCGGCGATTCGGCTGGTAAAATCTTGTGGATGAAGCCTAATAAAGGCAGTTCATCTTCGTCGGCCGGCACAAAGGCCAAGGCTGGCGGCCTGTCGCTGAAAGAGAAGCGAGAGCAGCTTGACAAAAAGCGTTGGTTTAGTGTTCTCGAAAAACTCCATACCCAAGTTGGCAAGCTGGCAATTAATAGCATCGTCCATGCCGACAAACTTTCAACTGTCGCCGTTCTTATCTCTATGTACGGTACCCATGAATGCCAATGGGATGATAAGTACGAAGGCGACAAAAAGAAAGAAGCCCGCAAAAATTATCTCGGCAGGAAGAACTTCCGCGACAGCGATGAATGCAAAGAAACGCTGGTATCTCTATGGAACATGCTCAAGCCGAAGCTGCTTGAGTCGTTTCATTACAATGGTCCGATCACGCAGACCCCAGACAAAGACATCAAGTCCGGCAAAGAGATTGCCGCACTGGTTGACATTGACATTGATGCGATGTTCAAGGCTGCCTGCGAAGAAATCAAAGAGCCGAAGTCATGGAAAAACCTTGAGAAGTAAACAGTGCCCCGGTTGGTGCCGGTGTGGATGAAACCTGTCTGCACCGGCAGCCAATATAAAACTATGATACAGATTTGCCCAACACATAATATACCGCTTGTTACCAGCCAGACGAAATACGGCCCACGGCATAGCTGCCCACGTGAAGGCTGCACGGTTGTATTATGGGGAAAGAGTTTGACCGCCACGCCAGCGGATGAAGAGACAAGGCGGCTGCGTCACAGGTGCCACATAGCGTTTGACCCGATATGGAAATCGGGCAGAATCAAAAGGTCCACTTTATATCAGGAACTTTCGGAATATCTCGAATTGTCCAGAGAAGAAACTCACATCGGCAAATTCGATAAAGCGAAATGTTTTGAGGTATTACGATTCTGTCAGCAGCCAAGATATCAAGGAAAAATATTGAGACATGGAAGGGAAAACAGACATGGAAAGTAAGTGTAAAAGGGCCATTATTCTTTGGGTGTTTTTGTTGGCAATGATATTGATTTGTGAGATCGCGTGTGGTGATAGGATAAAACACCATGACCCGAACGTGCCATGCCGGGATACCGTACCCGACTATGAGTCACATCCGTTGTATGGCCATGACTGTAATAGCCTGCCATATTTTATAGAGTACTCAACAGGCAAGCCGTGGATTGCGGAGTTTTTCAAACACTGGCTGGGTTGTCACCCATACAACGACCCAATTCGAGAAATGGACATTAATTTTGACGGCAAGACGGATTTAAAAGACTTTGCCCTGTTGTCGAAATGCCGATTGGTCTGGGTAACAAATACCGGAACGAAATACCACACGTTCCGGGATTGCCCTTACCTGTCAAAGAGCAGACGGCCGCTGTTGTGGGTTATGGTTGATTCAAAGTACACGCCGTGCTCCCTGTGCATATCGAGAGCATGGCTGGAAGGGAATTGATATGCGTGAACGCTGGGGAATAGTGCAGTCTCATCGCAATTATGCCATAAGCGACAAAGGCCGGGTTCGGAATCTTAACACTGGAAGGCTCTTGAAACCACAAATGGCAAAGCGTGGCGGGAATTATTTATTTGTTAATCTATACGCCAATGGAAAACGCCGGAATATTAATGTCCATATTTTGGTAGCAAGTGCATTTTTAGTTAAACCAGAATCGGGCGGCTATATTGCAACGACATGGCTGGTTGACCACAAAGACGGTAATCGACAAAATCCGCGACTCGATAACTTGGAATATGTCACACCAAAAGAAAATGCGAGACGCAGGGAGCTAAGGAAAAAAGTTAAATGAATTTACGACCATACCAAACAGGGGCTTTAGAAGCCATCAAGAATCGAACCGTCCAGAGAGGCGTTGTCGCCTTGCCCACCGGTACCGGCAAAGGCCATATCGCCGGGCATATCACCGAGGCATTGAATACAAAGAAGATTCTCTATCTTGCCCACAGGGCAGAACTCATTGACCAGCTTGCCGACCATGTGGAGCGTGTATTGGGCTTCGGTTCGGTAGAGATTGAACAGGCCGAAACAAGGTCTTATGGCTGCACGCCCGCTGTGGTCGCTTCTGTGCCCACTCTGGTAGCGTTCGGATGTAAACGGCTTAATAAGTTCAAGCCCGGCCGGTTTGATGCGGTTGTAGTGGACGAAGCACACCACGGAACCGCAGAATCTTATCTTACAATCTGGCGACATTTCGGCTTCCTGGATGACAAAAACCAGAAGACGGACAATCCACCGATACCGCTGATCGGTCTGACAGCCACGCCCGGCCGTGGTGATGGAGTCGGATTAAACAACGTATTCGATGACATCCTTTACCAGATGTCTTTGCAGCAGGCTATAGAGCAAGGCTGGCTGGTACCGGTGAATGCCTGGACGGTCAAGACAAAGACCTCTCTGGACTCCGTCAGGACACGCCTGGGCGATTATGCCGAGGGTGAACTGGCAAAGGCGGTATCGACCGACGACAGAACCGAGATAATCATCGGCGCTTATCGGGAATATGCCGAGGGTTTGAAGTCATTGATATTTTGCGTCAATATCGAGCATTCAATTCAAGTCGCCGATTACTTCAACGGCCACGGGATAAAGTCAAAGCATGTATCCGGTGCGATGAAGAAAGAAGAACGTGAGGCGGTTCTGAGTTGGTTCCACAAGACGCCCGGTGCCGTGCTAACCAATTGCCAGCTTGTCACTGAGGGCGTTGACATTCCCAGCGTCGAATGTGTCATCATGGCCAGACCGACGAAGAGCAAGACGCTCTATGCTCAATGTCTGGGCCGTGGTACCCGGCTGGCCAGGGGCGCTGCGAATTATCAGGAATCGGTTGAACTGGGGAAATCCCGGCTGGTACTGCTGGATATCGTGGACGTGACAAAGGATATCGGCCGGCGTGCGGTGAATATCTCCGATATCTTTGGCGCTCCACTGCCTACGAAGCCGCTCAAGGGTGAAGAAATGGTTACTGAGGTCAAGGTCCAGCAGCAGCAGATTGAGAATGCCAAGCAAGGCAGGTTCGCTGGGATTGAAGCCACACAGGTCAACCTGTTTGCGATGGCCGCGGCGATCCCCGGAGCATCGATGGCATGGATGGACTTTGGGGATGTATTCAGATTGAACCTTGCCAGTCATGGGGATATGTCCATTCAATCAGATACACTGGACAGGTGGAGCGCGATTTACAGGGCACCCGGCAGCCGGATTGATACGACGGTACTGGACCAGATAAGCAGCAGGGATGAAGTCGTAAGGAAAGCCGAGTTGTGGGTTCGGCAGAATTATAACGATGTAATGGCCCTGGTTGATGCCAGTGCCAAGTGGCGTAAAGAGTCACCGTCACCGGCACAGCTTGGCATGTGCTACAAACTGCGTATCCCGATACAGGCTGGAATGACCAAAGGTCAAATATCCATGCTGATTGACCGGGCATTGAGTGCGAAAAAACAGAGACAAATTTGCTAAAAATCTAAATCGAAAGGAGAATCACACGATGTATTTTACGGCAAAAATTTTATTGTTAATGGCTGGCTGGATGCTGGCGGCATTGTTTGGAAATCACAAGGATGAAACCAAAGAAGACGCAAAAACCTTATTTATATATCTTGTTCTGGGACTCATTTTTCTCGGAATAGGCGGCTTCTTGCCGTGGGGCGGAAAATGAAATCATTTTTTTGCTGGCTATTCGGTCACAACTTCAAAAGCACGGTCGGGCCTGTGGCGGGCTGGCCTACCGGCGTCTTGATGTGCCAGCGTGATTCATGCCGCCGTTGTGGCGAAACCTGGATAATGCCGGTAAGAACGTTGACCAAACGAGAGAAAAGAGATTTAGGACTTCGATGAAGAAAAAACCAGACACATCCAAGCAGTTAACGATTATCGAAGACCGCTTATTAGAAGAGGCTCAACGGCAATTCTGGCGTGATATGGATAAAGTATTTGCCATGCTTAAAGCCGTACTGGATAAACACCGGATACCAATTGTCGCCAAGATGGACCTTGACGACTGGAAAAAGACCAAGGCAGCATTTGCCGAGCTGCTCTTTGAGGTGATTGACAAGGCCGATGATGACAAACGCAGCGAGCATCACCGGGAAATCCGCATGGAGAAGGACTGGAACTTGACCCGCAAGTTTCCACCGGTGTTTTATGAACTGATGCGAATTGCCGCGGTGGATGAATTTTTGAGACGTCATAAAAACCAAAACGATGAATGTTTAATGTCAAAGGAGTCAAGATGATTAAAAAAGCAGCTTTAGCAATAGCGTCATATTTACTGATAGTGCTTGGAGTGGTCGGGTCTTGGTTTGTAGTCGACTACTCAGAGCGATTAGAAATCGGCAACACGAAAAACCTATGGGCCTTCGGTGTGTTTATTCTTTTGACCGGGCACATCGCTATAGGAGTTTATGGCATAATTAAGGCTGTAGCTCCAGCAGACAAGGAGTCTTGATTATGAGTAAACACACCAAAATTACAACTACCTATTCCATCGAAAGAAACTGGGATTACCAGCCCCCCAAACATGCTTATGGTTTTGGAGCCGCTATAGTTCTGGTAGGCATTCTCATGGGTCTTTGCTTGCTGCATCCAAAGTTAACCCCGGCCGATATTGTTCCGATCTGTGCGTGTGCTGGCATCGCCATTTTTGGTGGTTCCGGGTTAATTGCTATGATTTGGAAGGACCGTCGGTCATACAAAAAACACCGAGCAGAAAAGGGAGAGTAATGGCAATTATCCAAAACACAACAGGAACCATTGCAATCAACGGCCAACAGATCCGCGGTGTTTATATAGCAGTTATAGATTGCAGTGAGACCAGCGACACAATCAAACAGGCCATCGGCGGCATGAATCGACATATTGAGGCGTGTACGTTTACAATATCTGCCGAGTGTGGTAACGCGATAAAAGAATCTGCCAGATGTTTTGGTCGGACCGTTGATGCTTTGAGAGAGGCAGTCTGTAGTTATATGGTCAATCCGCTTCTTGAAAACCACATAAAGAATTTACCCATACCGCCAGAAATTCAAAGCGATATCTATTTTGGTGGTGTTGTCGGGATAACCTACCAATGCAATGAGTGGACCTGGGCAGTGAAGTACATCCGGAATCACAAACATTCACAGGCCAGACGTGCAAAAACGTGCAATATTATTCGCAAAATTATTCCAATGGCCAGACGGTACGATTTCAACCGAGGCCGTCACTGGAATAGAAAGAGACGGTGAAGGCGTGAGTAATAAAAACTGTACAAATTGTGACAAGAGCGGTTGTTTTGAGTGTCGGTTTTATTCAAATTGGAAACCAGCAAAAGTAGCCGATAACGTCAAATATAAATACATCCAATTCGAGCGTGGAGCGAAACGAAGCTTTTGTTGGACCAACAAAGACTGCGTTCTGCTTGGCAGTGTCGAATATAACGCGAAGTGGAAGCAGTGGGAATTTGTTCCATGCCAAAACACCGCATTCACGCAGGATTGCTTATTGGACATTGTTGACTATATAAAGAAATTGGAAGCTGAGAAATGAAACCCGGAAACCCAGAGCTTAAGAGATTCAAGACGGCCTGTGAAAAGCTGATAGCCATGTGCGGTATGGTCCACTGGACCCGGACTTACAGGCTCAATGACAGGTTGAGAGATTCAGCGGCCAGGACCGATATGCATTTCGGAAAGCTATATGCAGACTTCCAACTCATTGGCCAGAAGATGACAGAGAAGGAATGGCAGATATTCCGATCACCGGAGCACATGGCCATTCACGAGGTCGGGCATTTGCTGGTCTGTGAATGTACCATATTGATACCCGATGAAAATGAAGCCGAAGAAGCAGGAAGAAATATTAGTTCAGAGATTTGAAAATATGATATGCTCGATACTGACAGCGAAGCAGATTCGAGCTTTAGGAGAACAACAATGAAAATGAAGTGCATCAGTTTATGGAATCCGTGGGCTTTTCTGATGGCAATCGATGCGAAGCGGAATGAAACCCGTTCATGGGGTACCGGATACCGGGGGCCATTGGCGATTCACGCAGCCAAAAAATGGAACCGTGAACTGCATAAGATTTGCCGGCAAGAGCCATTCATGTCAACATTGAGCCGGGAGAGGCCGAATCGGGGCGGGGCATTTTACTTTGACGATATGCTGAAAATGATATTGCCCTTTGGTTCTATTGTTGCGGTTGTTGACTTATATGACTGTCAAGAAATTCGATTTCACAACAGGCCGCATGGCAACGAATTGTATTTTGGAGATTACACCGAAGGGCGATTTATGTGGCTGACACGCAATGTCCGGAGACTTGAAACGCCAATTCCATTCACCGGCAGCCAAGGATTTTTTGAAGTTGAGGTGCCTGATGGCTGTTTACGTTGATGATATCCAACCCACAGGCCCATACAAAAACCCGAAATGGCCATACCCATCATTTTGCCACTTGATGGCTGACAGCCTGGACGAACTACACCTATTCGCGTCCAGGCTGATGCTTAGGAAAGCATGGTTTCAGAATCACCCACGGTACCCGCATTACGATTTGACGGAGAATAAACGCCGTGAAGCGGTACTGCTGGGGGCTGTCGAGAAATCAAGCATTGAACTGATAGGGTATTTCAGAGAGAAAAGATTGCAGGCGGCTGGCAAATTGCTATAATAGCCAGTAACCAGAAAAAACAGGAGAACCAGTATGAAGCACACTATGGCGTTTGGTAAGTTTAAAATTGCCGTTGCCAGCCCGGCAGAGATGTGTTTTGTTGCCCCTCCAGACCCGATCTTTTTTCGCAGGCTGGAAATCCGATCTGACAAAATCACGAAGCCGTTGATGGGGAAAATCGCTTTGTTTTTGGCGCCCTATATCGGCACAATAAACAGTGATATATTCAGTGGCTATAAAAAGGGCAAATTGCGGCTGGCTGGCCATTCAATTGTCCAGGACAGGGTAAAACTTCTCTTTGACCGCCATGAAACACCCGTTCTTTTCAAAATTGCCGCATTGAAAAGAACGAAGCTGTATGAGAGTAAGAGTTTTTCAGTCATGGTCAAAAAAGTGATTGAGGCTATCGCTGATGAAAACCTGTCTATAGAATAAAATATTTTCAAAAAATAATTATTTTCTATATTTACAAACAACTGTTTTGACTCAGAATCATAGTACGGAAAAGGAATTCTGCACTATGACGAAAGTCAACCAGGACATGACAAATAAAATCGGGGGCGAGCCATTGAGGTTCGAGCTTGGAGAAGGATACCACGTCCACTTCACAGATTACGGAATTGCCGGCGTGATGATATCCCTTCACCGGCCAGACTGGCCCAGCCTTGACCGTGAAGCCTCTGCCATGCTGCCCAGGGCGGATGGAGACAGGCTTCTAAACTGGCTTGAGCGCTGCGTAGGTCGTAAGGCGTTGGCCCTGCCTGTCCAGACACAGGCGATTCTAAAGGGGCTTCTTGAAAGCGGTGGAATAAAGAAGCTATTGCCCAAGGCGGACCTGAACATTCTCATGCAATCCGTTAAAATCCTCGAGGAACTGGACCAGCTTGACCAGGCACTTGAAGAGCCAGAGAACCCAGAGACCTTTAATCTCCGTTCACGGGTCCAGAGAGCATTGGAGCGATGATGGAAAAGATTAAGGCAATCAAGACGAAGTATTTCAGGCTGGGCGATTTAAACCCGGCACCCTATAACCCCCGGACGATTCGCCGAGAGAACAAGGACAGCTTACGAACGTCTCTGGCAAAGTATGGCTGCGTTGAAGATATCATTGTGAACATCCGCGGTGGAGAGAACGTCATAGTTGGCGGGCATCAGCGATACAATATCGTACTCGAGGCCAACGGACCAGACGAAAAATGGCCATGCAAAGTGGTTAATTTAAACCTTGAGGATGAAAAGGCGCTTAATCTGGCACTGAACAGCCCCTATCTGCAAGGAGAATTCAGCGACAATCTGCCGGAACATATCCAGCAGCTTAGAGACCAACTGACAGACAAAGAACTCTTTATCCGGCTCAGGCTGGACCAGCTCAAAGGCGATCTGGAAAAAGGCGGCATCAAAGCTGAAGATGGAGAGCAAGAATTTACCCGCGAGATCCTCGAGGAAAACAACTACCTCGTTTTCACGTTCAACAGCAAATTGGATTGGCAAGTTGCCCAGGAACTGTTTGGGTTAAAGTCTGTTCAGTCTCTGGATTCAAAGAAGGGATACCGTAAATGCGGTATTGGCCGGGTACTGTCGGGCAGCAAGCTTATACAGGCCATGCAAGGAGTGAAGCCGGATGATTTTTATACCGAGCTACAAACGACCCGCTGACTGTAAGGCCGCCAAGCTGCTCAGCAAGGCTGTAATCTGTTGCCATCAATCCGAGTTGGGCGAATATACCCGGTTCAACTCGAACCAGATACAGGCCATCCCAGACGCATTGGCAGGCAAGGGAATGGGAGCAATCCGGAACTGGATACTCGATAACAATTCACCGGCCGTCAATATCCTCATGGTTGACGATGATGTTACCGGGATAGGCTACTACGAAGGACAACAGAGAATAAAGCTCAATGAAGTCCAGATTTATGAGCTTATCGAAAACGCTTTCCGGATGTGCAAGGAACTTGGAACGGTTCTTTGGGGATTAAATCTGCTATTCGATAAACAGGCATACCGGGAATACAGCCCATTCAGCCTGACTTCGGTAGTCCTGGGGCCATTCATGGGCATCATCCACAATCCGATCAGGTTCGATGAAGCCCTGGGACTCAAAGAGGATTTCGACTACTCAATTCAAGTGCTCAATAAATACCGGAAAATCCTCAGATTCAACAAATACCATTACACAGTCGGGCACCTGGTCGGAAAAGGCGGATGCACGGCCTATCGAACCACGGCCAAAGAGAAGCAGCAGAGAGAACGGTTTACCAAAAAATGGGGGTCAAAAATAGTGAAGTTCAGAGACGGGGACACAAACCCGATAATTAAAGTCCCGATATCAGGGATATAAAAAAACAGAGGTGCCGACGCGGACGGTAAGCGTTGGACTGACCGCCTGCCTGATAGTTACGAGCTACCAGGCATTTTATCACGTCGGCCTTAATCAAAGTTGCAAGGTGTGGGATTATAGTAAAGCGTTGGAGAAAGTGAAAGTTAATTTTGTCAGAGTCAGAGGTACTGGCTTATGCAAGAAAACAGAGACATGCCAAGCTGCTGGAGAAAATACGAAACAGCATAGGACTGTCAGTCTCTGAACTTGCGGAGCTTGAAGAGTACGAAATAGAGGCAGATATGCCAAAAACCAAGCCGATTCCAGGCAAAACAAAGATTGCTTCCGTAGAGCAACGATATGAGCTATTTGCCAGAGAGTATGTCAAAGACTTCAATGCTACACAGGCAGCAATCAGGGCAGGGTATAGCAAGAAGACAGCGAACCCACAGGCGGCCAGATTATTAACAATTGTTAGCGTCCTGGAAAAAATAGAAAAGTACAAAGCCAAGGCGGTAAAAACCGCAGAGCTGTCATTGGCGTCGGTCCTTGAGGAAACCAAGAAACTTGCTTTTTCTAACATCGGCAGATACATTGAATTCAATTCATCGGGGATAAAGGTCAATGATTCATCGGCATTAAACATGGACGAACTGGCCTGCATAGCCGAGGTATCAGAGCACGCGGTGACGAAGAAACGAAAGTCAATCAAGTTCAAATTGCATGACAAGGCCAAGGCCCTGAATACGCTGCTTGAGTACTTTAAAGACATGCCAGGCACCGGACCCGAAGAACGCAAGGTTATCCGGATGCCGCTGCAAATCAAAAAGTAATATCATTCCATTTTGCCCGCTCTTACATTCAGGCTTTAAGAATAACAATTATTTAGGAGCATGAACGATGAGTGACCCGGTATTGAGCGGCGGCAATGTGAATGCGAGTTCCGGCAGTTGGGGCTTGGTCAAGGTGACAATAGACAATCCAGCCGCGGCGATCAGCCCAGCAAGCAGGCCATGCAAATCAGCAAAAATATATCATCTCAGCGGTACAGCCACGTTTGTAGCTCCCACCGCGGCGGCTGCAACTGACCTTCCACTTCCGACCACACTGGCCGAGGCGTTCACCATAGCAATTGAGAATCTCAATCAGTTGTCGTTTTTTGGTACTGCCGGCGACGTGGTAATGATTATCTGGCGGAATTAGCCGATGAAACAGATTGTAATTTCATTCCTGCTCATTCAGGCAATCGGCTTTAGTGCTTTGCGTGCCGACATCAACCACGATGGCCGGGTGGACTTGGCAGACTTAGCGATATTGGCCAGTGAATGGCTGCAAGAAGATCGGAGTGTCGGTATGAGATTAGGCGAAAACAATACGGTTGGCTGGTTTGATTCCGAGATCGGATGGACCATAACAGATGAATTAAACGACATATCCATAGCGGCTGGAATTGCATTATTCTCCATACCAGAAGGCGGCGGAGCAAGCATGGAAAGATTGCTGGCTGGTCTGGAAGTCGGCGAGATATACCGATTTGCTTTTGATGTGGCTGATATAGAGGGTGACCTTCCTGAATCCGAGGCATATGGCGCATTTTGCGGGCATAACGTTTTATTTAACACAGCAGGAAGTTATTATGCAGATATTGTTTATGATGGAATCGGGCACGTGATATTTTATTGCACTGGGTTTGATCCGGAAGCGTCAATCCGACTCACTAACTTATCGATATGCAAAATATACCGTTCTGTGTCTGGCAATGAAGAGTTATCCGAGGCGTGGGGATGGTGAAGTGTATTGCCATTTTGTTATTGCTTCTTTCCGCAGCGGTGCTGGCCATTCCCGGCGACCTGAATGCGGACGGCACTGTATCGCTTCCAGACCTGGTTCTGTTTGCCGACAGCTGGCTGACCGATGACGGCGGGGATTTAGACGGCGATAACGATACGGACTTTGCGGATTTTTCGATTTTGGCGGCAAACTGGACGGGAGATCCGAATGCGCCAACTGCAACGCCATGCACATCAAGTCCGGTATCGTATATCTGGCAAACAATCACGCTGACTGCGACGGATGACGGCGCTCCTAATCCACCGTCCAGGCTCAAGTATATCATATCAACCTTGCCCGCTGTCGGCCTGCTCTATGACCCAAAGTCTGGGGCCGGCAAAATTGATAAAGTCCCGTACAGCTTATCAAGCTGGGGAACAGATGTACTGTACATCACCGACACGGCCGGCAATAGCTCTTTTGGTTTCAAAGCAACCGATAGCGGGGTATCACCAACGGGCGGACAATCGTCCGAAGCGACGGTATCAATCACCACGGCTGCCAATCCTTTGGATTGCCTATCGTTCGATGGCAAAGGCTCTGTGTCCATCCCGGACGGTACATACCTTGACGTGGTGGACGGATGGGCGATTGACTTCTGGATAAAGACCCGGCAGCCTTACTCAACGATCATAAAAAAGCGTTCGGCCGGGGCTGGGTATGAAATCAAGCTCGTTGCTGGGCGGCCCTACATAGAACTCTATACGGCAGCGAGCAAGGTGGGAACCTTATCCGGGTTTGTTCGCATCGATGACGACGCATGGCACGATGTGGCATTCACGGTCTACAGCATCACCGGCGGCTCATGGCGAATCTTGTATGAACAAGGTGCCGGCCTGGATATTGCCGAAGTGGATATCGCCGGGGCTGTGCCGGACATGTCGAATGCCGAACCTGTCTTGATTGGCAATACCTATAAGGGCCAGTTTGACAGGCTTCGATATTTCAGCGGCCTGGATGAAAGCAAAGTGGGAACTATGGCCGGGATTATTCAAGGGCTGTTCGGCCGCACGGAATTAGGCGAACAAGTCCTTGGGTTTGGCTATCTGTCCAGTTTGTTTTGGATGTGCGACGAGCATTCCGGTACCACGATTACCGATGGCAAGACAAGCAAGGTCGGTACATTTAGTAGTGCGGACCATGTCCAGTGGCATCCTTGGATTGTGCCGTTTGTGGATGTAACTGTGCAGGGGTATTCAGGGGGTGGACGGTGAGATTCTTAAAGAAAAGCACGGCGGTTACTATAGTCATCGGCCCACTTAGAGATTGGGCAGATGGCAAAACACTGCTGATTGATAACGACACATTTGACCCGGCAAATCTGCATTGTGAATTGATTAAAGGTTCAACCAGCAGTGCTCTGACACTGGCAAAAACTGGCGTTGATAACAATATCAATCTGACCGGCTATGGCATGGCCACATTGACATTAACGGCGACTGATACGGCTACAGCCGGGCAATTGAGAATCGGCATTATCAATGCAGTGGTTGATGAATATTCGACGGATTACATTTTACCAATCGTAGAAGACTTTACGATTCTGCACGCCGATGCTTATGATGCCCTGATAGCAGGCGACTTATCCGAGACCGATGGAGTGGCAGCCAGCCTGTGGCAAAAGATAAATCAGGTATGGCGGCGGTTCTTTAAGAAATGCACCTGTAGCGATACGGAATTGAAGACGTTCAAGGATGACGGCACCTCGGTCAACACAACCCAGGCTGTCAGTGATTCAGGCTCAATCGAAACTGTGGGGGCTGCATCGTGATAAGTATACTCCAGAAACGCAAATCCATTCTGGCAACGCCGTTTACCAGCGACAAAAAAGGTGTTCAGATGTGCTGTACGGTTGCAATAATCGCCCTGATAAATCCGGGCATTGCCGCCATGCCCCAGATAACAGCCAAGACCAGTGTATTCCAGGAAACACTTTTGCCATCAAACAAGAACTGGCTGGAATGCGACGTAGTCCGAGAGAGCCTTTTGCATGGCGTCACATCCAGGAAGCCGCAACTGTCTTGCACAATATCAGCAGGCCCACTTCTGGACGGCAGCAGCAGTAGACAATCTTTGCTGATGTGCGAAACGTCAACCAGCGAACTGCTCGGAATGACTCTTGATATAAAGCCTCAATTAGATGCCGATTCATCCATCGAACCATTGGTGTCAGCAGAGGCAACTATAAAGCCACAACTATCGGCCGTAATCACACGGCCCAGATGCGAGGAATAAATCATGGCTCAGGACGTACTGTTTCTTTTTCTCAAATCGGATAACCTAATAAAGGTTGAAAACCTTGTTAAGAAGTCTTTTGCTGATGACTTGGTTATCAATGATGCCACGGCGACAATGAGCCTGTACAAAGGCACGCAAAAGCTATTAACGGCAAACGATACCACGCAAGGCGATCCTGTCTTGATTGCCGCCGGTGACGTAGTTAACAAGGGCAGTGGAAAGGTGGGCGTTACAGTTGTAGGCAATCCTTTTGTGGCCGGCGACTTGGTTCTTTTGGCAGGCACAACAGCGTATGATGGAGAAAAGACGTTGACTGCCGTAACAGCTTCACCGGCCGTCCAGGAAGTCCAGAAGATTCACCCGAATGCCGTGGCGACTGGCGGAACATACAGCCTGTATTATAATGGCGAAATGACATCCGCCCTTGCATATAATGCCAGTACCGCAACGGTTAAGTCTGCACTTGAAGCATTGACAACAATAGGGGCCGGGGGTATTGCGAGTGTTTATGGAGACCCGTTAAGCGTTGGCGATTTAAATGTTACATTTGCTGCATCATTCCAAGATGCCGCCATGCTGACAATCAACATTGCTTCTCTCACTGGTGTATCATCCTGTGCCATAACACAGGAAACCCAGGGACAGCCAGCAGGCGTAACATCCGAAATCGTATTTGCCAGCCTATACACTGCTGAGACTTTCGCTGGAACAGAAACTGTGCAGAACATCTATCATGGAGCGGTGGACCGTGGAAGCGGACTGGTTGGTATTCCAGTTGATAATCATGGATTGAAGGCGGGCGACACTGTCCGGATTTGGGGCACAAAGAATTATAATGGAGTTTATGAAGTTGATTCTGTCACAGCCAATGAAATACAGATTACCGAAACCTACGTGGCAGAGAATTTTGATGGCACTGAATATCTTTTTGAGGCTGTCCCAGGGGCTGTTGATTTGTCATTAACGGCAGAGGGTACGGGCGGGAACTATTCTGGCGTTATCCCAGAGACAGCAGAGATGACGCCAGATGCAACTTATTATCTCGAAATCTCAATCAATAAAACAACAAGTGACCTGCTGGTCAGACATACGTGTAAAGCGGTATATTTTCCACGAGAGGAAATCTAACATGATTGATGGAGTATTGCCAAAGGCGGTTTTTTTGGTATCTGGGGTCGGCGCTTTTCTGGGTTCGGCAGATATACCAATCCTAAAAGACATCTCGACCATATTACAGTTCGGGGCGTTCGGGCTTTGTGCACTGATGATGTATGGAGTTCGGGAACTTATCCAGATACACCGAGCGGAGCGGGCAGAGCTTGTAAAGTCGCTCGAAAAGAAGGAACATGAAAAAGAAGCTTTGGCCGAAAAGATTTCAAAGGCCATGAATAACATCGCCGAGGCTCTAAAAGACCATAAGTGCGTTGCCGGGGACTCACGAATAAAAGTAGACCAGTAAATGAGCGAAATCATTGTCGAAGCAGAGGGCGTTATAACACCATTCCCAGGTGGACAAGAACAGTTTGCCAATGATTGGTCTCATTTCATTCTGGGGCTTGAAGGTGGTTGGATGTCCGGCAAGACGACGATGGGCGGAGCCAAGCTTGCCACGCTTCACATCTACAATTCGTGCGACAATGAAGGCGCTCCTACCTATGTGCCGTCAATTGTTGTTGCTCCTACATTCTCGAACGCGACTGACTTTGATGTGCCGGTTCTTTTGGATGTATTCAAGAAGGCCGGATTGTCCACGGTCTGGAAAGGCAGCGGAACAATTGGCGGCGGCAAGCTGTCAGGCCCGGCGATTATCCTGCCCGACCTGGGAACTCGGCACAATCCATCGGCCATCCTGGTTCGTACAGCAGACAATCCGAAACGCATCACCGGCTTTGAAGTGGGAGCGGCCTGGGGCGATGAAGCCGGACGATGGAAGCATGACCCACACAATCCGCTGGGCAATCCGATCATGCAGTTGCTCGGTCGCATAAGACACCCGGCAGCCAGATTGTTGATGTGTCTGTTTACTTATACCAACGAAGGTGACGCCACAGGCATCTTTGAACTGATGCACGGCGGCAAAGAAGAGTGCAGGCTCTACCGGGCATCATCCAGAGAGAACCCGTTGGCTAAAGAGTTCGTAGCCAGGCAGATACGATTTCTGACGGCCGAACTTGCCAAGCAGTACATCGATGGCGGAGCTGCATCATTGAGAGGCGGAAAAGTCTATGGCTCGTTTGAGGACGCGGTCCATGTATCTTCATCGGCCAAAATGAACCCAGACAGGCCGCCACAGGTCAGCCTTGACTTCAATATCATGCCTGGGATGCACGCTGAAATCGGTCAGCACCATGAAGATGCCGACTTGTTTACTGTATGCCATGAAATCCACGGCCCGCGGATGACAACCAAAGAAACGGCACAGAAGGTTGTCGAATACTTCAAAGAGGCAAAGTGGGATTTCAACAAAACCGGGCCGCTTGAAGTATTTGGCGATGCGACAGGTACCGGCGAATGGTCTGGAACGGGTCAGAGCAATTACGACATAATCAAAGAGGTATTCGAGGTTGCGAAGTTGCCCTATAGATTGAGACTCACGGCGGCAAACCCGCTTGTTGTGGACCGCATAAATGCGATGAACATAGCAATGAAGGACGCTTGCGGTGGCGTGCACTATAAAGTCAATCCGTCCTGTATTCGACTGATTGAGGATTTACGTAAGCTCATGCTGAATCAGTATGGAGAGATTGACAAAAAGGACATGCGATACAGCCATCCATCGGACGCAGATGGATATCGGGTTCATTATTTGCGGCCAATCCGCAGACAGATAATAACGACTGGCGGCCAATTCAGTGTATAGCAATCCATTTTGAGATAACAGATACTATCCTGTGAGGTGATAACTATGGCAAAACAAAAAGAGAAAATCGAAAAACCAGAAATAGGCGAAATCACGAAAAATCAAACAGGCGGTGGAGTCTGTTCGATATCGCAATTCCCAATGACAGAAATATCAACGGGAACATTCGAGACTTACCGCAGAATGAGAGGCAATCCCACAGTTGCCCTTGCCCGCATGGTTGCCACGGCTCCGATACGCACGGCCAGTTGGTCGGTAGAGGTCCAAGACGGATCCAGTGATGATATGGTTGCTCTGGTGCAAGACAACCTGCAAAGGCTATGGCCTCAGTTCATCAAGGATGTTTTGTTCTCTCTGGATTATGGGTTTTCTCCATTTGAAAAAGTGTGGATTGTCCAGGATAGCAAGCTAGTTTACAAGAAGCTGAAACCGCTGCTGGTGGATAAAACAAAAATCCTTGTTGATGCCTATGGCAGCTTTTCCGGATTTCGGCAAGACGCTCTGGACCTGGAACCGGAGAAATGTTTTCTCTTTACGCATGATGGAGAAGCTGGCGATCTGTACGGCAGGTCCAGACACGAGAACATCCGGAAAGATGCCTGGATGCCCTGGATTGATACCGCCGAAAAGAGGAAGGCTTACGTCAAAAAAGTTTCCGGCACAATCCCCATGATTGAATATCCAGAGGGTGTTTCTAAAGATGGAACTGGGCAGGACCTGAGTAATTTTGAAATTGCCAAAAAGATACTGTCAAGTTTGGGTACCGGTGATGGCGTTGCCATGCCGAACGTCTTCGCTAAATATGCAGGGGATTTATCCAAGGCGGGCATTGACATTAACCAGCTTAAAGCGTGGCAGATTTCATTTCTCGAAACAAAAGGTTCACATGCAAGCGGCATGACCGAGATTATGCGGCATTGCGAAAGCCTGATTATGCGTGGATGGCTGGTACCAGAACGAACGGCAATCGAAGGGCAATATGGAACAAAGGCAGAATCGGGGGAACATGCTGAAATAGCCTTACTCCTTGCCGATCTGCTGCTGCAAGATATTATTTCAGCGGTCAATGAGAACCTTGTAAATCCGCTCTTGTATTTAAATTGGGGGGAAAATGCGACGGGTCTGGTCTATGTCAAGAAAAGCGGACTGGCTCCAGAATTAAAACTGTTTTTCAGGGACATCATCAAGACCGTTCTCACAAACCCGGCCAATGTGGATTTATTCCTGGGCATGGTTGACATCGATGCTCTGCTGGACAATACCGAGATACCAAAAGCGGTTGAAGTGGTTGACGCGAACAATATTGAGCAAACGCAAAAGCCGGACAATCAGCAAGGCGATGCTTTATCGCGTGCTGTCAGTCGAATCTACAAGGGCATATATACCGCCCGGGGGGCATAACATGGCAAAGGCATTACCGGTATACGATGATGCTGACAAAATACGAGGGTACATGATTATGTGCCCTGCGTGCGGGAACGGGCACGAATTTTATACAAACCGTGAAGGCCGCCCAAAGTGGACTTTTGACGGCAATGTCGAAAAGCCGACATTTAGCCCATCGATGCTTGTGCGAAGTCAAAAGTATCCGAGCGGGAACGTATGGCCAACCGACGAAGAGCATAAGCGAATGATGACTGGTGAACAATTGCCGATGACTCCAACTGTGTGCCATTCGTTCGTAAGCGAAGGAAAGATTCAATTCCTCTCTGACTGTACGCACGCGATGGCTGGCCAGACTGTAGAGCTTCCGGAGTTTTAATGTTGCTCAGTCCTGCACAATTGCAAAAACTCCGCAGAGAAAAAGACACTCTCGAAACCGCTGCATTTCGGCAGGCCCGCCGTATTGCCAATACCACACTGGCAAAAACCATCCAGACCTATCGCCGGGGGTTTGATATTACCGACGTGCTGACAACCAGCCTTGACCAGGTACGGCCGCTGATTGTTGATGCTATGGTAGCAGCAGACCTCATGGGTAAACACCGAAGCCTTCTGGTTGCCGGCCAGGAACTGGGCAAAGATAAAAAAGCGTTCGGCCCGTATGACTGGGCACAGCGATTTGTCAAAGGTCGATTGAAGCTGACCGAGAACCAGCTTAACATCATCGGCGATAAGTATGGTCCCATTGCCAGTCAAGTCACATCCCGCATGTCCGATCACGCGGAGCAGGCGGCTAAGAAGGCGATAGAACAAATCGTATCCAAGGGGATGCACATCCAAGAGGGCACGGCCTATTTGCGTAATGCCATGATGAATGTCGGTATCCAGGGGAATCAGCCGTGGCTATTCGAGACACTGGTTCGCACACAGATCCACGTTGCCTATGGTGCCGGTCGTTGGAACGCTTGCCAGGACCCGGACATTCAAGAGATCCTCTGGGGTTTTGAATATGTCTGCATCGATGATGACAGAGTAAGGGCAACACATAAAGCTCTCGACGGTACCAAGCTGCCAAAGGACGATTACCGATGGCGTGAGATATGGCCGCCGAATGGGTACAATTGCCGGTGTGAAGTGATTGAGATATTCGAACAGGTACAGGCGATCGAGCCGCCAACATCCATTGAGCAAGATGGCGAATCAATTCAGGTCAAGCCGGATACAGGCTGGAATATCAATTTTGGCACGATATACCCGGACAGTCCGTTAGTCGCGGCATAATTTCTAAAATTATTTTAAGCATTCCATTTGGGGTAACTGTAATTTGAAGTTTGTTATGGATAAAACAAAAACGAAATTTCAGTTCAGCATTGCACCGGTAATTGGGGGGATTGTAGCTCTCAGTTCCAATCTTTCCGCATTTGAACCCATCGGCGATGCTGTTGATGCCAATGGCAAAAAGACCCAGAAATTCCGCAAGGAAATGCTTTCTGTCGGGCATTACATTCATCCAGTCTGGGGCTGGCATCTGGATATCACAGCAGACCGCCTGCATCGATTCGCTGCCACATTCAATCAGATGAAGGCCAATGGCGTTGCCGTGGAAGTCCCGGTTGACCATAGCTTATCGGCTGAAGACAACTACGGATATGTGGTTGACATGGTTGTAGAGAAAAACAAATCCGGCGTTCTTGCCCTGTACGGTATCCATGAAATGGCCGGCGACAAGGGAATTGACCTTGTTCATCGAAACAAGGGCGTGAGCGTTTTGATTGAGAAGGATTTCAAGGACGGCAAAGGCAATGCTTATGGTGAAGCGATTACCCATAGCAGCATTGTACAGCAGCCGGTAGTACCTGGACAGGAAGACTTCGAAGCAGTAGCTGCTTCGATAGCAAACAAAACAAATATACCGATTTTATTTATGAGTGGAAAGGATAGCACAATGGATGAACTGTTGAAAAAGCTTCGTGAGTTCCTCGGAGCGGATGACACTTTGACGGCTGAAAATGCCATGAGCCGTATTCAAAGCCACATCGATGGCATCAAGACCCAGAAGGACGAACTGCAAAAGCGGGTCGGCGATCTGGAAGGTGAAGTAACTGGCCTCAAAGCCAAGGCCGCCAGCACGGTATCGGTTGACCCGAACCTTGCCGAGCAGATGGGCGTCACTGCCGAACAGCAGCTTGACCTATTGGTACAGACCGGCAAGATCACACCGGCCGTCAAGGGCAAACTGGCCGCCAGCCTGGTCGGCGTTGCCGGAAGCCGTAACGTGATGGCCATGAGCATTCAGACTGGCGGAAAACCGTCCATGCTCAGCATCATCGTTGAAGCACTCAAGGACAATGACCCTGTGAAGCTTGGCGAACAGACCAAATTGCAGGCCCTCAGCCGCGTGACACCGGATGCCGATCAGAGCCAAGAGGTTGATGCCGAATCTCTGAAAATGCTATTAAGCTGTGCCGGCGTTGAGATTAAGAAGTAATTTTTAATCTCTGAAATCTGTCTTTTAAAAAACAACAAAACAGTTTTTGAATAGGAGTATATAACATGAACGGTTTACCTGGAGTAAGAACAGCCCGGACGGCAACTCCGAGAAAAATTCTTGCCTCGATGGCAGGTCTCTTGTTGTTGCCAGGCGGTAAAATCATCGACGGTGCAAAGTCGAGAGACTCAAATAACACCGGCGACCTGGACGTGTTGATGGCGGGATTGTTGATGGGCAAAGTCACCGCCAGCGGTAAATATGCCCCGTCCATCCTTGGTGTGGTTGCATCCGCATACACCAGTGGTGGAACAACACTAACCGTTTCTGCTGCACAAGCGGTGGAAATCGCTCGACGAGTTGGATCGAGCGGAACGGGAACTCTGATTTGCGTTGGACCGCCTACGGCCAATGGCACTGTGGCCGAAACAGCCGTAACCTTTTCGGCTGTCAACACAACGACCGGTGCAATAACGGTGACAAGCCTTGGAGTTGACAAAGTTGCTGGCTCGTTTATCTGCACGAATGATGGGAGCATGTATCCCGTCACGTTTATCACCGATGAATATGGCATCAAGACGACCGACCAAGATGGGGTTAGCTGTGATGTGCCTTTCGCGGGATTTCCGATTGCTGCTCTGGTTGATGCCAGCCAAATTGGTAACTATCCGTCTGACACATCGATTATCGCATGGGTGAAAGCGAAGCTTCGAGCCAAAGGGTACGGTTTCATGTTTGATGACGACTTTTAATAGATAGCCGTCAATAACAAACTGTAAAAAAAAGAAAAAGTAAATCTCTTTTCGAGAGGATAAAGAAAATGGCTAAGACGTTACAACAACTCCTGTTTTACAAGAATATCATCGCTGTAATTCAGGCAATCAAGGGAGGCATTCCAAGCGGAATCATACCGCCTCAAATGTTGAACCCCACCAAGAAAATCACCGGCAATGTCGGCGTGTACAAGAAGTATGAGAGTACCCGCCAGGCGGCTTCTGCCGTACATTATGGAGCAGCCAGTAAGGGAATAAAACTTACTGGTGTCTCTGAGCAAGGGGTGAAGTTGATTCATAGTTTCGAACACTTTGACCATGACCCGAATACCGTAGCTCAGTTGATCAGCCAGGATGGAAATCTGCAAATGCTGGGAGCCGATGAAGTTGTGAATAAAATCCGCGACTTCGGGACTCGGTTTACGAATCTGCGTTTGGCTGCGTGGTATTCGCTTTTGTTCAATGGGATAATCTGGCTCGATGGAGAAGGCAATCTGCTTTACTCTTCTTCGGGTGCGGCTATCACCATTGATTTCAATGTGCCAGCAGGTAACAAAGGCCAGTTGGACTGGGATGGCAACGGAGCCATAATCGGGGCAAGCTGGGCAACGGCAGGCACGAACATCGCGGCTCACATCACCGACATCCAGCAAGCCGCCGCGGTCCTGTCGGGTTATCCCATCGTCAACGCCTTTTATGGCAAAAACATTCCGACGTATATCGCCGGCAATACCATTATGAAGGAATACCTGCGGACAAATCCGATGGCGAATGATGCCATTAAGATCGGCGGAGTCCCGAAGGGCTTCCTGAATCTTAACTGGATCCCGGCACACACGGCCTTCTATTCCGACAAAGACGGAACGGCACGGTTCTTCTGTGGTGATGACACGGTTGTCTTCACTCCGGACGTGGCTGATGCCGGCTGGTGGGGCTTCCTGGAAGGCAGCTATGCCATCCCGACGAATATCGGCCAGGTCCAGTCCGATGCAATGGCTGCGTTGAATAGCCTGCGTCAAGTCAACGGCATGTTTGGTTATGCTACGGTATCGCATGACCCGGTTGGCATTCGGCAGTACGGCGGTGATACATTCCTGCCGACGCTGAATGTTCCTAAGGCGATTTTCATCGCGGACGTGGTTCCGTAATAAAAAATCGATTCGGTTCTCCTTTTTTGGTAGGAGAGGCGGGTAACCTGTGCCCGCCTCTTTTTTGAATTATGGGAAAATACATTTCACAATCTGACATAGAAGACGTGTTTGGCACCGAGAATGTCAAGGTTTGGTCAAACCTTAACAATGATGCCGAAACAGCGGACACAGTACGCATTGCCAGGGCAATTGACTTCGCCGAGGAAGAAATAGAAAACAGATTCCGTGATGGGCAGTATGCAATCCCGTTCTCCGGTACCAGCGGAACGCCAAAGGTATTGGTCGATTGGATTGCGAAGCTGGCCGGCATGTGGCTCTATGAGAGCCGACCGCAAAAGTTTACAACCGAAGATGAAGAGTCAGAGCAAATCAATTTCGGCAGAATGAAAAAGCAGATGGAAAAAGACATCAATGCCTATACGTCCGGACAAAGACGAATGGCATTGGTACTTGCAGAATCAGATTCACCAACAGCCCCAGCGACGATATGAAAAAGACGGGAATCAATTTAAAAAAGTTTGATAGATTTTTCAGCCAGGTTGCCGGCAAGAGGAACAGCCCTGCCTTGCGGGCCTGCTACAATCAATGGGGTGTGCGTTATTTGGCAGAAACAAAAAGAAGCTTTGTCAGGAATTCTGCCGGTGGTGGAGAATGGCCTCCGTTGAAATCGAAGCGGAAAAGAGGCGACACGAAAAGCGGCCGAATTCTCCGCGATACTGGTACGCTCTTTAAGGCTCTATCTGTTGGATCCCCAGGGAACCTTTACCTGGACCTAAAGCGTGGCAAGCGTGTCGGGTTTGGTGGACCGACTCGGCACCCAAGCGGACAGCTTACGATTGCCGATATCGCTAAGGCACATCATAACGGCAGAGGAAACTTGCCAAAGAGAGTTATCCTTCACAAGCCCAGCGGCAAGCTGGTTATCCAGATGCTGGGAGATTTAAGCCGAGCAATAAACAAAATCGGAAGGGGCGTGTAATGCCTTCCCTTATCAATAAGGATACGATTCATTTTGTCGGCGGGCTTGGCGCCAGGGTGGGGGCGGCCAATGTCGGCGGCGGCTGCGTAGCCAATTCCTTCACCGGCAATCTGAATGATTACATGGACGCCAGCGGCGGGCCTCTCGTTTCTGCGTCCAACATCCAGGCGACTGACAATGGGAGCGGCAAAGTCAGGCTTTCGCCATCGATTTATGGCCAAGAGTTGGCAGAACAAGGCGGATTTAATACCAGCAGCCCTTGGATTACAGATGGCGTTGAGATTGCAGATGGAGTTGCGACAAATACCGTCCTTAGCGGTTCTTTGAAGCAAACAATTGCTTCATTGAAACCAAATACTCTTTATGAATTTTCGTTTGAAATTAAAAACAGTCTGAGCGGTAGAACCTTGGCTTGGAAACTTGGAGACGTTGGAAACTTCTTGAACCCTGCAACAATTGGAATAAAAACATTTCAGATAACCACGCCGCCTGTTTTTATTTATAGAGGTATGGAATTTTATTTTTCTGGCGATACAGGACTTGTTATTGATAATGTATCTGTCAGGGAAGTATATGGCTATACATATCCATTTGAACCTGTCACCACAGGCACACTGGTTCGGGTTGATTCCCCGCTTGTCTATTTGAGTGGCATATATGAGATTATAGACTCAGATGAAGATTATATCGATATCGATCTGAACTACATCCAAGATGCGTCCAGCATATCGATTGATATCGGCGGGGCTTTCCTGTCAACGGAATTAGTCTACGCCAATAACTCTACCATACCGCTTGCTGTTGATGGCAACACATACAGCAGGCTCTTGCTTATGTATCGGCCAATTTTGCACAGTCCGTTGGATGACCCGTTCACGCAGGTCTACAACGGCCTATGGAATTTGCTGGAATCGAATGACGATTTGGCTGCATTGGTCAAAATCGGAAATCGCATCAAATGCACAGCAGACAAGGACGGCAAAGAAAAGTATGCGAATGCTGATTTTCCTGAACTCATTATTCGGCCGGCTGCCGGCACATCTGAAATAAAGTCTACCAGCACGCATGTGCAGATAACACAGACTTATTCTGTGCTATGTACCGCGGGAGATTTTCGCGCAGACAAATCGTTCTTCCCCGTGAAGTGGGCATTATTGAACGCCTTAACAGATGGAACGAATAACCTGAACTTGAATTTCGTGCGACACGTTATCCTTGAAGATTCAACAGACAATCGAAATACAGAGCGGTTTCCAGGGTGGAATACTGCTTTCAATATCAAAGTAGAAATGTGGTTTAAAATTAACATAGGAGATTAGTTATGCCGCTCACAGCTACAAACGAAGACGCTACTGGTCCAATTTCCGGTCTCGAAGGAACATTGACTCTTGGAACAGTGTTGGTTGCGAATTTGAAGAAGTTCACTATCGACCGTGAATGTGACGTAAAGCGTTATGCAACTGGCGACACGGCTGGTTGGGAAAAAACACTCAAGGGTGTAAGGCGATGGTCTGGCAGTGCAGACCTTCTTGTTGAGCAGGGCATATTGCCGGCACTTGTCGAAGGTACGCTGTACGCATTTTCCGGCGTACTCAAAACGAGTGCAACTCCCGTTACCGGCGTAATCCGCATGGGCAAAACGAACGTTGAGGTTGATGTTGAAACTGGCGAACCTATAGGCGGCTCAATCACCTTTGAAGGACATGGCGCCTTAGCCCAGAGCGCGTAAGTAACGTATAAATCATCATAAAGGAAAATCAGGATGGAATTTGGATTAGCGAGAATGACGGCCGCCCCGGTAAAGGGAACCCTTAACGGCAAACCTGTTGAATTATGCCCATTAACTTTGGGTGATTGGGGAAAAATCGAACAGCACATGCGGCAACAGATCATGTCTGCGGCTGCGTCAGCGTGTATTGGCATTCCCCCGGATCGTGCCAGAATTGTTATGCGTGAGGCTCACAAAGAAGCGGCTTCCACATCGATTGCCAGTGAAGACGCGAAAGCTGGCCTATTCGCATCGATGGGTACAATGCTCATAATCGTGCAGCTCTCCATGAGTAAGCATAATCCCGCAATGAGCCTGGCCGTTGTTGAAGAAATGATTGGCTCAGACTTTGAAGCATTGGCAAAGATGGCCGAAGTAATATTCGACATCTCTTTTCCGGGGATGGATAAGACCGACTTAAAAAATCCTCTGCCGGGGCAGGAAGTCAAACAATAGATTTTGAATCGGTGTTTCGGCGGCTGGCCTCCGAGCCGTTTTGTTGGGACGCGAACACCGTAAAGGACCTGACCCCGGCACAGGCTTACTTTTACCTGATTGATAAAAAGCATATTTCAAAAGACGGACGCCGCCAAATGAGTTTGAAAGAGTATGAGGATTTGAAAAATGTCGTTTGAGCTTGCCGAAGGCTATATAGATTTAACAACAGAGAGCCGACCTTTAGAGGCGACGATGAGCAGGGTTCGCGCAAAGCTCGTTGCACTTCAAGGGGTTATGCTTCGTGTATCAGCAGCGGCAAGAAATGCGTTATTCGTTGGCGGGGCCGCTATTGGCTTCATGGTTAAACAGGCTTCGGACGCCGAGGAAACCATGTCGAAATTCGAGACGGTTTTCAAGACACAGGCAGGAGCCGCCAAACAATTCGCCGCAGACCTATCGAAACAAATCAACCGATCCAAATATGATTTGATGGGGTACATGGCATCACTGCAAGATATGTTTGTGCCATTCGGATTCGCCAGAGACAAGGCAACTGAATTATCTGAAAAAGTGACTGTGTTGGCCGAAGACTTAGCCAGCTTCAACAACTTGAATACTGCGGATGTACTAAGAGACCTTCAAAGCGCCATGGTCGGTAACCATGAGACGGTTCGTAAGTATGGCGTTATCATCACAGAGACAACGCTTAATCAAGAGTTGATGAACATGGGCATTGCTGGTGGAACGAAGGCTGCCACGGAACAACAGAAGGTTCTGGCCAGACTGGCCATGATTATCAAGGGCAACTCCGATGCTCAGGGCGATGCGGCCAGAACCGCTAACTCATTTGCGAATCGGCTTAAGGGCCTGAGAGCCACTATAAAAGACCTGTCCGTTGAGGTGGGGTCAGCCTTATCACCTTCACTGGGCGTTGCTATAGAGAAATTCAGATCGGCTCTGCAGCCGGTGACGGATTGGATTAGTAAACACAAGGAGTTGACAGCAAATATAATCTATACAACTGGGGCGGTATTGGCCGTGCTTGCCGCATGGCCATTATACACGGCGGCCGTATGGGTTTGCACTAAAGCGATTGTGGCCCTACAGACCGCTTTGATTGCCCTGAGAATCACAATTATGTTTCTTGCACAAAATCCCCTTGTGGCGTTGCTGGCCGCTTTGGCAGCACTGGCCGGATATCTGATATACACCCGGACCGAGGGCGAAAACTTCGGTGAAAAAATGCACACCGTGGCGGTGAACATTGTGACAGCGTGGCTGTGGCTCAAAGAAAAACTGGCGAATTTGTGGGTTGCCATTCTGCCGGTCTGGAACACAGCGCTGACCTGGATTAAAACGGCGTTCCAGGTTGTCGGTTTTGTCTTTAAAAACTTTGACGACATGGTAACACTGGGTCTATTGATGGCCACTTTGACGATCGTCAAGTTTGCCAATGATGTGAAGTATATTTTTACAACAGTCATTCCGACATATCTGCTGTGGTTTTATAACAATTGGAAAAACATCTTCATGGATTTATGGAATGGCACAAAGGCCATTCTCACAAATCTTTGGACCAACATGAAGAATTTCTTCCAGGCGGTCAAGGACTGGATATCCGGTAAAGGATTTAATTTTGAATGGACCGGCTTGCTGGAAGGCTTCAAGCGAACCACAGAGCAACTCCCGGATATCGCCAAGAGGCAAATGTCGCCATTTGAAGAAGGGCTGCAAACAGAGATTGACCGTATTGGCGGCGAATTGGGAAAGAAGTTTGCAGATACATTTGAGAAGGTGCCGGACGTTGCCGCAAAAGCAGAGAAGGCAGTAGCCCCGGCCCAGGCTGCATCGAAGTCGGCATCATCGGCAGCAGCTGCCGGCCAGCAGGCTATGAAGAGCAGCGCCAAGGTTGAATTCGTAAGTGCTGGGGATATGTGGAAAAAACTGGCCAGCAATTTAACCGCCAAAGACGCAGGCAAGCAGCAACTGGCCGAAGCAAAAAAGCAAACCGATGAACTGAAAAAAACCAATAAACACTTGGAAAAGGTTGCCCAGAACACAGAACGCAAGCAAGGGCCTGGGACGGTGGGGCCATGAGTGTTATAGCGAGGGAAGCAAGTATAACGGTTGATTTCGAAGAAGACGAATCGTCACCAAAAGAAACGTATGGCCAGGATGGCTTTACGGCCGTTAGAACTTTACTGTGTGATTGGCCAAACAGGCACACACTTGCCACGCAATTGAGAGGCAGCATAGAATTTATCGGTACTGATACTGTATGGCGATTACCGGCTAAATATCCGCATGGATTTCCAGATGCTCGCGTTCTGTCGGTTGAAGTGGAAGGAATGGGCAAGCCAGATTCATTGGGAAGCAGCGAATTATTTGAAAAGGCAAAACTGATAGTCAACTATGGCATATTGAAATCTGAAGAAGAAACTCTTTATGAAGAACGAATTGAGCCAGCCTCAGAATTTTTGACCTTGCCTGTGAATAACCTTTACTGGGGAACCGGCGAAAGCAAGGTTGCACTTAAAGATACAGAAGCTCCCGGAATGCTGATACGAATGTTCGACTGGGTTTACACCTTAAAAAATGTTCAAAATATTCCTACGTGGCTTGGCAATATAGAAGGCTGTACAAACTCAGACACGGTGAAATCCAAAACGCTCGGTTTGACGTTCTCTCCCGAAACCATTCTTATCGGCCAGCCAGACGCCAGCCGAGTTGTGACAACTTATGGCGACAAGGCATGGCAACTTACATTCCGCTTTACCTGCCGACGTTTGAACTGGAATAAGTTCCCGCGGCTGGACATGGCAGGGGCTAACGGGATTCCGTTTGAGTACATCACTAACGGAACGAATGCAATCAAAGTATTTCCTCAAACAGCGATCAGCGGAATAATATTATGAGTATCAGTCTGCCGAATTTCAGGACACTTAAAGAAGGCGACTATGTATCCGCTCGTGAATGGAATGCCATAGTCGCATTCATCAAAGGCATGTCACGGTCTGGTATGACCGATGGAATTATGGATTCGACGGGATTCCATCCAAGGCGCAAGTTGAGCACGTCGGCGGGTGTTGACCCTGTTATTATACTAAGAGGTCCAGACGGAAGCCCACCCCCCACGCATACTCCGAATATAACGATTTATCAAAAGTGGTCTTACTGGCTGTCTTCTTTTCCAGACACGTTTGACGTTGACACGACACAATATGAAATCATATTAAAAAAACAAGGATATTACGAATTTCATGGAAGGTTCTGCTTTTGGATTACATACGATTCGGTTTTTTCTCCCGTGGGCAGTTCTGCGCTTATTTATGTTTACGATAACAGTCTGTGGACAACATTTTTTACATCTCTCATTGCCACAAACAGAGGGGATGGGGCTATAACCACTGGTTATTCAATGTCGAATGAAATACACATGGCCGGGTCAACGGGAGGATTTTTTAAAGCAAATGCAAGAATAAAAATATCCTGTCGCCTTGATGGGCCAGCAGGTACAACCTTTATAGGTTACTCTCCAGCACATCAGCTACAAATTAAATATTGTGGTGATATTACTCCGGTGTCACCGCAAGACACTCCGGCGTGGAAAGTATTTGGCTCCCGGCCATTGGTATAG